GCCCAGCTTATCGAGCATTTGCTCCAGACGGTCGAGCGTGGCCTTGTCTTTCTTGTTGGTGGTTACATACCGCAACGGTATGCCAAACTTCTCACCGAACTCCGCCCAGCTTTGGAGCGCAATAAAAGAAACTGTCTTTGGTGTCGCGGCTCTGGATGATGTAGATGGCATCGGCACACTCCACCTGTACATCCTGAAGGCGCGTGGCGATCTGCTCGGTGAAAGCTTCTCGCTTGTTTTTGATCTTGAGCGTGGTGGTGCCTTTGATCTTGTCATACCCCCAACTGCCATCGAGCATGGCGCTGAAGCTTTGGGCACTCAATACCCACACCGCCCAGGCGCGTTGCACATCGGTGAATAAATGCGGGTTGGCATAGATCACGTTCGCGTCCTGGTGCAGCTTGCGGCTGTGTAATGTAATGCGCACCATTGCCTGAAGATCAAGGAACTTCTCTTTGCACACGCGGTAAAAGTTCATCAACTCTTTGTTGGTGTCGTTGATTACTTCAACCTCGCTCGGCTCTTTGCCGAAGAACACGGCTGCGCCACCCACGAAAGGTTCGCAATACAATGTATGGGTTGGGATTTTTGATAGAATGGTTGTGAGCAGCTTCTGCTTACCGCCATAATAAGTGATGGGAGTTTTTAAATTCATGGAAAGTAAAAGGGTTATTGCTTATTCCCCCAATTACTTTTCTATATCGTCAATCGTTTTAGTGGCTAATTTTTCCAACGCTTTCTTTTCTGCGGCAGACAATCCTTTCCAGTATGGATGATCTTTGATAAACACCTGACCGGTTTTGCCCACGTTGTTGCGGAACAGTTTGGGAACTTCGGGAATAGTGAACTTGCTCCGGTCTGAAGGCTTTGAACTATCCTGCACCCACTCGCACCGGCATTTCCAATCAAGCGGAGTGCCGTGTGTGTTCAGGAACGGATCAGTAACCGCAACCACCATTCCATCCATATCCTGGTGACTCTCTCGCACGCGATCATCACCAACGGTTTGAAATCTTAGATTGTATTCATCGCGCTCAGCCCAGAACGTTTGCCACTTGGCTGCGCTCTGTGCACTGGCAACGGCAGTGTCGTATTCTGTTTGCAGCCAGTTCACGTTATACTGGTTATGCAATGCCAATGCCTCGCGCTTAAAGTCCACCCACTCGCGCAGCTTGCCGTTCTCGTCTTTCAGCTTGCCGTTCAGGTCGAGCATCAGTTGAAAGTTTTTGTTGGCGCTGAACACGTACATGTTCTTTTGCAGCGCAGCCCTCATCTCTTCGTTCACATCGTCCAGGTCTGGATTAGCCGCATCGTTGTAGGCACCCCTGGCAGCGTCCCACATCTTTCCGGAAACAAACAGATAGAGATCATTCCACTCGCCATCCTTCAACTTCGAAGTGTTGTTTGATGGGTTTTTAAAGAACGCTTCAGCGGCTTTTAAAAACAGGGAGTTGATGGAGTTCAAGACCTCACCCCCCGACCCCCTCTCCAAAGGAGAGGGGGAGGAATGCGCCCCCATCATTTGAGAATATGCGGCATGGTCAAACCTAAGCCCGGCAGGTGCCGCGTCCTTCCGGGCTTCATTAAAAGATTCGGTGTGCTGTTGTGAAATCTTCATGATGAGATCAGCAACTTCTTGCGCATTGGTTGGTAAGCTGCCACCGGTTATGCCATTGATCAGTGTAAGAAGATCTTCCTGGTTGTTGGGTATGTTGCCACCAGAGTTATTATCCTGGATAGGCACCGCGCGTTTGCCTTTCACCGGCACGCCAAACTTTTCAGTAAGCCATGTTTCATCCACTTCATAAAACTTCAATATGCCCTGCACGATATTCCACAACGCGCCCTTGCTCATCTGCTCGTTATCATCCCACACCCATTCTTCCGTTAGCGGATTGTACGGGAAGCCAAGGCTTTGCAGCTGCGGCAGCACGTCCCATTGAATAACACCTTGCACGGAAGCACAGTCTGCATCAATAACTTTCTTATTGATCTCTGCGTGCACCTTGCTCTGGCTGAGCGATGCGCCATCATCGCTGATCATGGTAACCGCATTCACCAGCTTGCTGATCTCACTGTTGCATCGATCAATCATTCTGTCGAACACTTCGAAAGCGTCTTCGGTCTTGGCCTCTTTGAAATCAATCACCGTTCCTTCCGGGAAGATGGCCTTCGCAGCGCTGCCCAGCTTATCGAGCATTTGCTCCAGACGGTCGAGCGTGGCCTTGTCTTTCTTGTTGGTGGTTACATACCGCAACGGTATGCCAAACTTCTCACCGAACTCCGCCCAGCTTTGGAGCGCATTCTTCTTGAAGATGATGTAGGGCGCGGCCTTGTACATGATGCCGAGGAACGTGTCTTCACAAAACTCAATCACGTATGGATCATCTGCGTAATTGTATCCGAACGTATCGGAAGCTTTCGCGAGGAAAAGCTTCTCTTCGGGCGCAAGGTTCACTTGGGGAATTTCCCAGATAGCATTCTTGCGATAGTTGCCGAACATGAGGTCTTGAATTTCAACGGCCTTCGTTCCGAAGAATTTGGCATCGAGCGCCAGCGTTACCAGGTAATAAAACCACGGTGCCTGGAAGAGTTGGGTCTTGTCTGGAATCTCCTTGCGGGTCTTTTTATCAACCACTTTAAACGGCCTGCAAAGCACGCTTAAGCGCCTGATCAATATCTGCGAAGTCCAGTGTGCATCGAGATCGAGATCACGCACAGCGTTTGCCCACTTGGTTCTTCGCGGGTATCGCTCTTGCTCTGCCTGGCTGGCGGCATCACGCCAGTTCTTTATATCCTGCCGGGTGCGGCTCTGGAATTGATAAACGATCTTACTGATCAATGCCTTGTCTGATCGGGATAGCCCTGGTTTGGGTTTACCGGCATAGGCGTTGCGCGCTGCGCCTCTGTTGCGCGAGGCGTGTGTGGCATTGGTTCTATTTCTATGGCTCATAAATTACCAGCGGTTATCTTCGGCCTCGTGGCTGTTGAATCGGATATCGGAAGTGGCATTGGCATCAGTGATGGGTAACTGCGGAAGGTTTGCTTCCAGTGTTCCTTTGGCTACCATCTTCATCCAGTCGAGTGCATCCTGGTACCGGTCTTCCCGAACTTTAGGCATGAGGCGCGTGGCGTCTTTGCTGTGGATGTGATACATCACAATATCCACCAGGTACATGATCACAAACGGATTGCGACCGGCAAACTCTCTCCACTTATCCGGATCGCTCTCCGGGCTTTCATCAGCAGCGGTGTCTTCAATGCACTCATACACAATGAAGCTTTCGTCTTCCGTTTCAGCTTCCTTCTTGAAGAACACCAGGTCGCCCACAGCGCCTTCTTCGGTGGCTGCTTTGTACGTGGCTTCATCATCGAACTCACTGAGCAGGTAGAAAATTTTGGCCGTGTTATACCTGGAGTTCAGGTAAGACTTCATTTCATCTACAGCGGCCTGCTCTGCTTTGATGAGTTTCTTTTCATCACTGCCGCCCACAAAGGTTTTGATCTCTTTGCGTACTTGTATGGTATAATCACCGGGATGGAGATAGCGTTGCATAAGTTTTTAGTATTGATGTTTATGGGTTGACCTTTCCTGAATGCGGGGCGTGAATGATTCCTGGAAGGTGTCGCGGTCAAGAATATCGAAAGCTGCGTGGTCGGCATCGGGTGCATCGTCATTGGCACCGCTTCCTTTTTCAAATGCGAGCAACTGGTCAATGCCTTCTTCAAAGTCGCTGCTGCCGCGCCTGGCTTCATTGTAGAACACGCGCCTGCGTTCATACTTGCCGGTGGTGCTTTCAATGCGGTCGAACTTGTTACCAACGGGGCGCTTGTCGGCAACCACGTCAATCCACCAGTTGCGTTCATCGCCTTCTTCATCGAAGTCGTTTACAAATTCATCCTGGGCGAACAGCCCTTCAATGCTCACCTTGATGTTGAGCCGGTTGGTTTTATTGTTCAGGTCTTCGAACAGATCATATAACCAGGCCGCAGCGGCACGCCTGCTGCTCTTGCGCACGAAGCAATCGATGAGGTGATATTCGCGGCCTTTCTTTCCCCAGAAGCGGAGCGCTTTAAAGTCTCCTTCTTCCTTGTAACTCAAATCACCACGAATCACCAGGCGGTCGTACTGATCGAGCGGCAGCATTTCCTTCCACTGAATGTTATCAGCTTTGAACAGGTGGCCGTCTTCAATGGGGTTATTCATCATTTCACTTTCCCACCCGCGATGCGTCCACTCGGCTTGTTCCATCGCAATGCTTTCCGGAGTATCGCGTTCCGACCATTCCGGGTTTCCGTTGGCATCGAGTCGGTTCACCTGCTCAATGTGATGGCGTATCTCCTGATTCATTTGAGCGGCCTTCTCGCGCAATACTTTGAACTCTGTTTTCAGCCCGTTGATCACACCGGTTTTGAATGCCAGGTTGTTGGCAATGATCATGCGCCTGCGGCCAGCACCAAACAAACCCATCACATCTTTGGTGATGTATTCAATGATCTCGCGCACCAGCTTGGGGTTTCGGCTTCGCTTCTTGGTGTCGATGTCGTCAATCACAATATAATCCGGTCGGCTCTCGGCCTCGCGTAACCCGCGTGGGTCTTGGCCAACACCAATGGCGGTGAACCTTACCCCGGTGGTGGTAATGAAATCGCCTTCGCTCCAATCGCCAAACTTGAACAGACGACCATAGTCGTTAATGATGCGCTGGTTGTACTGAAGCTGCGCCTGAATGTCGCTCAGCAGGCGGTTAGCCTTGCGTTCATTCAGCCCGATGAGCAGCATGAACTTCAGGTCTTTCTTCACGATCATGAGGTAGAGCGGAATGCCCATACAGATGTGCACACTCTTGGCCGCGCCACGGAACCAAATCAGTAACAGAAAAATGATGGGAAAGCGAATGATGAGATCAGCAGCTTTGATGTGAAACCACGAACACTTTACTGAAGCGTAGTTCGGGAAGTTGTATTCAAACCACGATTGATATTTGCGCTCGTTCTTCTCGATGCGCTCGCGCTTCTGTTCTACCGTTTCAAAAATATCCAACTGGGTTGCACGCTCAATGCGCCTGCAATGCTGGTCGTAATCCTTCAGCAGTTTGTCGTACTTACCCATTCTGTTTGATCACGTGAAGGATAAAGCGCTTGTGCATCTCAAGCATGCGCACCGCTTCTTCGGGATTATCCTGGGCGGCAAAGTTTTCGAGCATCATGATGACTGATACCGTTACCTGGGGACTGATCTTCTTTTCAATTTTCTCCAGCGAACTGGCCAGCATACACAAGTCTTGTGTGTTCACCTTCGGCTTCTCACCACGAAGCACGGCTTCCATTTCCAGCAGAATGGTTTCTTTGATCTTGCTGGGCGATGATTGATGAATGCGTTTGCGTTCATCCCAGGGAAGTTCACCCTTGCGGGGTTTGTTCTTCCACTTGCTCAGCGTCTTCATGGGAATGCTGAGGCGTTCCATGATTGCGGTGAGCGTCATTCCTAATTCGCAATACATCCATGATGCGGTATCGCGTTCGTTCCCTTTCTCTTTGGCTGCCATTAAAATTCAGGTGAGGATATCCCATGCAAAGAAGGCGAGGGAAATGGAGGTTTTTAAGAGGCTAATCCAACCGTTCTGCCAAAATGCCGAAGTGTGCCACGCTGTCAGGTAATGGCTAAAATA